TATTATTCAGTCTTATGATACTGCGTTCAGCAAGAAAGAGACTGCTGACTACAGTGCGATAACTACATGGGGTGTGTTTGAGCCTCACAGCAACGGCGAGCAGCATTTGATTATGTTGGATGCTAAGAAGGGTCGTTGGAATTTTCCTGAACTCAAGACCATAGCACAGGAAGAATACGAGTATTGGGAACCGGATATGATGCTGATTGAGGCAAAAGCGTCTGGTACACCTTTGGCTGACGAGATGAGGTTACTGAACCTCCCTGTCCTGACATTTAGCCCCGGTCGTAAGAAGGGGGGCGGTGGAATGGATAAAACCACACGCATGCATATGGCTTCGCCTATATTTGAGGGTGGTAAGGTTTGGTATCCTGCTGGCAAGAGGTTTGCTGAAGACGTGATCGAGGAGGTTGCTTCTTTTCCTAATGGCGATCATGATGACTTTTGTGATAGTATGACAATGGCTCTGATGCGTTTTCGCCAAGGGGGCTTTATTAGTTTGAACGGAGAAGAACTTGAGGACTGGGCACCGACGCGCAACAGGGAATATTACTAAGCCCAAGGTTCGGCTAGTTCCCAATCGGTTTTCAAAGATCTTGCTTCCTGAGAAGAAGAAACCCACGAGGATTGCGTAATGGCACAACTCACACCTACTGAACAGCGTGCGTTATTTGCTCAAGGCTTTAAGAAGCGCATGGGTAACTTGGCTGGCGTGGGTGATCGGATTGCTACTGACGTGCCGAAGATTGCTTCGGGGTTAGTAAAGGAAGAGATCTTTGGCTTGCCGGGTTTAGTTGGTGATTTAATCGTTCCGGCGATGAGTGCCACAGGACCGCTGGCTCTTGATCCTGCTGCCCAACAAGCTTCGGAAAAGTTTCAAGAAGAGTTTGGTGCTAGTGGTTTAGCCCAAAAGGCTGGCGTTGAGTTATCGGATGAGTTTCTGGATGCAGAGGGTAACGTGCGTCCGGAGATGATTGGTCGTCTTCTGGCACCCGGTGCCCTATACGCCAAGACCGCTGGCCTAGCTGGTCTTTTCAAACAAGCTGTTACAAAGACCAAGGCCCGAGGTTCGGGGATCGAGAAGAAGGGTACTGGAACCGCGCAGCTTGATTCTTCGCCCTCGGACCTTGAACCTTCAGACGAGATTATGGATTATGTTAGGCGTCAGCAAACTCCTGATGCTATTAAGGATCTTGTGAGTCCTGATGCTAGTGAGTCGGCTACTTACTTTTTGCAGGATGCCAGAAAGTCGGACGAACTTTTAGACACTGTATCGCCTGACACTCTTAGTGCTATTCAAGGTAAGTTAAAAGAAGATTCAAATATCTTTGTGGCAGATCATCTTGGTATAAAGGTAGAGGACCTGACTCCTGATACCCCTGTGACTGTGTATCGTGTTGGTGATATTAAAGAAGGCGAGGTTCAGTCTTTCAGTTTAGATTCAAATATTGGTCGTCAAACATTGCCGGGGCAGAGCCTGAGAGAGCGTCAGGGAAAAACTACTCAGGCTACGAACAAATACACCGTAAGAGCGGGGGATATTTTAGCGTCGCCTGAGTCAACGGTGCCGGGAATCTCAAGCTTAAATGAAAAAGAAATCTTAATAGATGGTTCTAGCGTTAAGTCTGTTGCACCAAAAAAAGACGTCCTCGAGGGCGAGGTTGTAGGTGGCAAGTCTGACAAGTACACAAAGCTACAGAAGCAGGCTGACGAAGCTCGAACCTCGGAACTTAGCGACGCCAAGACTTTGCAGATGGAGATTCAGGGGGTAACTGATGCTTTTGACGTAGCGGCGGCGAAGAAGTTAGATGCTACGTTTGAGATGATAGGTCGTCAGATGGGCGAGGATGCGCCGTACACATCTAAAGATTTCACTGACAATGTGATTGACGAGTTCGAGGGTGCTATTGATCAGGGTATGAGCCGTGCTGATGCGTTGATAGATGCTGTTCGGGTAACTACGGACAATTACAACAGAACGTTTAACGCTGACTTGTTTAACACAGAAGACATTTTGTCTGATTTATCTAAGGGTATAAACGAGGATTTTGGTTTTGATGCGGCGTTGGATGCTCGGCGTGCGGGGCAGGCCAACCGTGCGGCATTGGAACAGCAGTTGAAAAACGCTGAGTCTGTAACACGGCGTGCTGATGCGGCGGCTAGTCAGGCTGAGTTAGAGCGTTTGGCTGGGGTAACTGACGACATGACGCCTGACGAGGTGTTTCAGGCGATATCTAGTTATGTAGGTAAGGATCAGGCTGGCATATCTGGTGCTGGCATACCGCAGCCGAAACGTCCACAGCTTCGGGTTATTAGTGACAACACCCCTGTAAAGAAGGCCGCTGGCGGCAAGGTTGACCTACGGTCTGGCATTGGTAACGTATTTAAGTTATATTCGTAAAAGATAAACAAGGAGCCTTTTAATGGCACTACCACCACAGATGGTTGACATGGCAATGGGCGCTGGCGGACCAGCGAACATGATGCCTGAAGAAATACAAGTAGAGTTACCTGCCGAGGATCAACTACCTGATGGCATAGAACTTGTGGGCGAAGAACAGGGGTTCGAGATCCAAACTGAGATGTACGATCACAGTGCTAATTTAGCCGAGGTTCTTGATGATTCCGAACTTGGTTCTTTGTCCTCGGACCTTCGTGACAAGGTTGACGATGATCGTGAGTCTCGGTCTGATTGGGAAGATGCCATATCGAGTGGTATGAAGCTACTGGGTGTTAACTACGAGGAGCGTAGTGCTCCGTTCTTGGGTGCTAGTGGTGTTCACCATCCGTTACTTAGTGAGGCTGTTACGCAGTTTCAGGCGCAGGCATACAAAGAGATGATACCTGCTGGCGGACCTGTGAAGACGAACATAGCTGGCACACCTGACGCGGCTCGTGAAGATCAAGCCCAGCGTGTAAAAGATTTTATGAACTATCAGGTTACGGAAGTGATGGAAGAGTTTGATCCTGACACGGATCAGATGTTGTTCTATCTACCGCTGACAGGTTCTACATTTAAGAAAGTATATCAGGACGCAGGCAAGGATCGTGCTGTATCCAAGTTCATTCCTGCTGATGATTTGATTGTACCTTATTCTGCATCTGACTTGGGCACTGCCGAGCGTGTGACACATGTTGTTCGCATGACTGAGAACGAGCTGCGCAAGATGCAGGTTGCGGGTGTTTATCGTGACATTGAACTACAGGCATCGGATGAGGAAGATGACAGACCTATTAAACAAACTGAAGATGAGCTTCAAGGCGTTCGTCCATCGTATTCGGATGACGTATATACCTTACTTGAAATCCACACTGACCTTGACCTTGATGGTTTTGAGGATATGGATCCGCAAGGCGAGCCAACTGGTATTAAGCTTCCCTACATCGTCACTCTGGACGATGCTTCGGGAAAGGTATTATCGATTGTGCGTAATTATCGGGAAGTGGATCCCCTAAAGAAAAAGCGCCAATACTTCGTTCACTATAAGTTTTTGCCCGGCTTTGGCTTTTATGGCTTTGGTTTGTTGCATACAATAGGGGGTTTGTCTCGTGCCGCGACTTCGATTCTTAGACAACTCATCGATGCGGGGACGCTCTCTAATCTCCCTGCTGGTTTTAAAGCCCGTGGCGTTCGTATTCGCAATGATGATGAACCGCTTAGTCCCGGCGAGTTTCGTGATATTGATGCTCCCGGTGGTGATCTTCGGAATGCTCTTATGCCCCTTCCATACAAGGAACCTTCTGGGACACTTGCTCAATTACTGGGCGTTATCGTCGATTCAGGCCGGAGATTTGCACAGGTTGCAGACGCAAAAATTGCCGACGTCAACTCACAAGCCCCAGTCGGAACAACCGTTGCACTGATCGAGCAAGGCTCGAAGATCATATCAAGCATTCACAAGCGTTTGCACTATGCCCAGAAGCAAGAGTTCCGTTTGCTGGCGCAGGTATTCAGCGACAATCCAATGCCGTATCCATACTTTGTCGGGCAGAACATGCCTGCTGAGATTATGGCGCAGGACTTTGATGGTCGTGTTGATGTGTTGCCTGCCAGTGACCCGTCAATATTTTCTATGTCACAGCGTTTGTCGCTAGCACAGACACAGTTGCAGTTGGCTCAAGCCGCACCGCAGATGCATAACATGTACGAAGCCTATCGTCGTATGTACGATGCGTTGGATGTGAAGAACATCGACGGTATTCTGCCAGTGCCACAGCCGCCGCAACCTATTGATCCAGCTACAGAGAACGCAAACTCTGTAAAAGGTATGCCGCCACAGGCATTTCCACAACAGGATCATGAGTCACACATCATGGCGCACTCTATGTTCTTGTCGTCACCAGTTGCGTCTGCCAACCCGCAGGGTTTCTTGTTGTTGCAGGCTCACGTACAGGAGCACGTATCTATGCTGGCACGGGATCAGATCATGGCGTTCTTCGAGAATGCGGCGCAACAGGCGCAGGCACAAGGTGAGCCAGTTCCGCAGGTAGCTCCAGAAGTAATTGAGTCTGCTGTTGCCCAGCAGGTCACAGAGATCATGAAGCAGATCATGCCTATGGTACAACCACCCCAGCAAGAGGATCCGTTGGTTGCGATCCGTCAGCAGGAGTTGCAGAACGATACGCAGGAAATACAGCGTAAGATGCAAAATGACTCT